GGGCTGAGCACCGGCCCTGACCCGCCACGGTCATTTAAAACCCTCCCCGGATGGTCACTTGTCCCGGGACGCCCGGCGTTGCGTCCATTGGCCTACGTCTTGGCCCGATATGCTTGTATGAAGTACCCGGCCGCTGATCACGGCCGGTTAGGGAGTCCTCGTCCATCTCCTGGAGCGGGGACTCCCGCCTCATCCAGGAGAAGTTCATGGAAGCTTTGTGTGCCGGCGGCTGCGGCCAGATGCTGCCGGGGAATGCCAAGTCGTTGCCGCCCGGGCAGCGCATGTGCCGGGCGTGCCGCCGGGAGGCCAGCGCCGGACGGAAGCCGATGACTTCCCGGGGGTCGAAGCCTTCCAAGCGTATTGCCTGCGCCTTGTGCGGCGGATGGATGCACAAGGGCAAGACGTCGCTGCCCGAGGGGCAGGCGACCTGCCGGGAGTGCCGCCGGAAAACGCCGGCGCCGTACGGCCCGCGAGATGGCTCCTCGTCAGCTGATCACGGCCCGAGGCCGTGCCCGATATGCGGCACCGTGTTCACGCCGTTCGTTGCCGTCCGGCGCGGCTATGTCCAGAAGGCATGCTCTCGTGCATGCGGTCAGCTGCTCAGGTTCCCGGGCGGCGGCACGGCTTACGAGCGCGAGCAGGAGCGCTGGCGGCAGAAGAACCGGCAGCGGCGCGGCGATGACATCATCTCGGAGCCTTACGTGCTGGCCGAGATTGCCAAGCGGGACCGGTTCCGGTGCGGACTCTGCCATCGCAAGGTGAATATGCGGCTCTCTGGCCTACATCCGCAGGGACCGACGATCGACCACATCATTCCGCTGGTGATCAGCCGGGATGACACGCGGGCAAACGTCCAGCTAGCGCACCGCCGCTGCAACGTGGCCAAGCACACGCGAGCGGTCGGAGAGCAATTGCTGCTGTTCGGCTAGGAGGCTGCGTGCAGAAGACGTGTGAGCATTGCGGTGCTCCGTTCGAGGCTAAGCGCGCCGTGCGGCGGTTCTGCTCGGATCGGTGCAAGAAGCGGAACCAGCGTAACCGCCCGGGGCCGGCGCAGCCAGACGGCGATCTCCCGATGGGCTCGGTAGAGCGGCAGGTGCGGGCGGACATTGAGGCGATGGTGACCTCCCACCCGATGGGCGAGGCACTAAGCGAAATGTCGTACGCGCTGGCAAGGCTGCTCGACTCCGGTGCTGGTGCCGGGGTGTCGGTGGCGGCGGTGAACCGGGAGCTGCGCGACAATCTGGCGGAGCTATCCAGGCTGGCGGTCGATGACAGCGACGACTTTGCGGACGAACTGTCCTCCCCTGACTTGCCCTCCTAGGTTCGGGACGCAGAGGAGGCCTGACCGTCCGACCCTCGGGCCGGCCGTAGGCAAGGTCGCGGCGAAGCTCGGCAAGCCGTTCATGCCGTGGCAGCAGTATGTCGCCGACGTGGTGATGGAGATCGACCCGGCGACGGGGCGGCTCGCCTACTCGGAGATGGGACTGACGGTCCCGCGGCAGTCAGGCAAGTCCACGTGGGTGCTCGCCAAGACCGCGCACCGGGCGTCGGCGACGGGGTTCTTCGGCCCGCGCCAGCATCTCGTCTACACGGCGCAGACGCGGGCGAAGGCGCGGGAGAAATGGGAAGAGGACTTCCTCGCCGACCTGCAGGCGTCGAAGGCGTTCAAGAGCCGGGTCAGGCCGCACCTGGCGAATGGCAACGAGCACATCCGGTTCGCGAACGGGTCGAAGTTCGGCCTCGAGGCCGGCACCGAGAAGGCCGGGCACGGCGGGACGCTGGACGAGGCCTACATCGACGAGGCGTTCGCGCAGCCGGACTGGCGGCTGGAGCAGGCGTTCGGCCCGGCGATGATCACGCGGGCGAACAAGCTGCTGGCGTGGATCTCGACGGCGGGATGGCTCGGCGGCTCCCCGTACCTGGCGGACAAGGTCGAACTCGGCCGCCTGGCGGTGACCGAGGGCCGCAACCGGGGCATCGCCTACTTCGAGTGGTCGGCCCCGGAGGACGCGGAGCCGGGCGATCCGGAGACGTGGCGGGCGTGCATGCCCGCCCTGGGTCACACGATCAGCGAGGACGCGATCCGCGCCGAGTACGAGAAGGCGCGGGACGCCGGGAAGCTGAACGAGTTCGAGCGCGCCTACCTGAACCGGTGGGTGCGCAAGGAGTCGGCGGGCGCGGGGGCGCTGGACCTGCGGGCGTGGGACCGGAACTGCGACCCGGCGTCGGAGATCTCCTCGCAGGTGGCGATCGGGTTCAGCATCGCGCTGGACTTGTCGCGGGCGGCGATCGCCGTGTCCGGCCGCCGGGCGGACGGCCTCGGGCACCTAGAGCTCGTGGACTGCCGTGACGGCACCGGCTGGGTGGTCGACCGGGTAGCGGAGATGGCGGAGCGCTGGAACGCGTGCGCAGTGGTGCTCAATCCCTCGGCGGCGGCTGCGAGCGCGGAGAAGGACCTGATCGAGCGCGGTTTCAGGCCGAAGCCGGGGCCGGGGGAGCGGCGCCTGCATGTCGTGGGCGGCCGGGAGTACGCGCAGGCGTGCGTGGCGCTGGCCCGGGACGTTGCCGACGACCGGCTGCGGTACCTGCCGGCCGGCCCGCTGGACACGGCGGCCCTGGCGACTGTGCGGCGGAAGCTCGGCGAGTCGTGGGCGTTCGGTGCCGCGCCTGATGCCGCCCCCGGCGTCATCAGCCCGCTTGAGGCGGTGACGCTGGCCCGGCACGGGTTCATGACTCACGGGCTGGCTGAGCCGGCCGACCCGTTCGTCCTGTTCGGATAGGAGGCAGGCATGGCGCTGACTGAGGGCACTCCGGGCGACTGGCAGCCGGGGAGTTACCCGGCCGCTGTCCAGCTGGTGCACAAGGGCGATGACCGGTCGCCGCTGCCTGTCGTCCACTGGCCGGCCGGGCCTGTCAGGCTGCCGTCGCCGGAAGCCAGGAAGGGGCAGTGATGCCGCAACCACCGGTCATCACGGCTGAGGCGTTCGCGCAGGCGCTGGCCAGAGCAGGCGTCATCCGCGATATTCACCGCGTGCGCCGTGTCGTGGTCGACGCCGAGGCCGGGTCCACGGTCCGCGTCTATATCGAGCGGTACGGAGACGAGCGGCTGCTGGACGTCGTCCCGACGCTTGACGGCGTTGAGATCAGCGGCGTCCCGGCGGGCCCCGCGGCAACAGTGAGGGCGGCGGACTGATGACGGTTCTCGATAACGTCCCCGTCGGCCGGATCACCGCGCAGGCCCGCGAGGTGCATTTCTGGCGGACCGTCCTCACGATCATCGCCGGGCTGCTGTTCGGGGTCGGCTGGCTGGCGTACAAGTCGCTCGCGGTGACATGGCTGGCGGCGGCGTGGAGTGCCTGTGCGATACGCGAGGGCTGGCGGTCAGCGAAGTCCGGTCAAACGCGACGCGTGAGGTAGGGAGGTCGTCTTGGGCCTCCTCGACCGGGTGAACGGCGCACTCGCGGCCTCCCGCGGCAGTCCAGCGCGCCCGCAGAATCTTGACCTGGACGAGTACGCGTCATGGTTCTCGTTCAACGGCGCCGGCTACCCGTACGTCCGCACCACCTACAACCAGGTGGACCAGGAGCGGATCGCCTGGACGACACAGGCCGCGGCCCGGCATCACGGGCCGGCGTTCGCGCTGATCACCGCCCGCCAGCAGGTGTTCTCCCAGATCCGGTTCCAGTGGACGCGTTTCAGCGGAGCCGTTCCGGGCGACCTGTTCGGCACGCCGGAACTGAAGGTGCTGGAGCGGCCGTGGCCGAACGGCACGACGTCGGACCTGCTCGGCAAGGTCGAGTGGGACGTGTCCACTGCCGGGAACGCCTACATCCGGCGGCGGGCCAACACCCTGTTCCGGCTTTACCCGTCCTGGGTGATTATCGTCATGGGCTCGCAGGAGGACGCGGAAAACCCGGCGATGGCGGCTGACACGACGGTTGCCGGGTATTTCTGGTGCCCGCCCGGCGGCAAGCCGATGTTCTTCGACCCGACGCAGGTGGCGCACATCGCGCCGATCCCCGACCCGGAGACCCACTTCCTCGGCCAGTCGTGGATTTCCCCGGTGATCCGCGACCTGCAGGCAGACCAGGCAGCGGTCGAGCACAAGTGGAAGTTCTTCGAGAACAACGCGACCTTCAACCTCGCGGTCAAGTTCGACCCGACCCTGGACATCGCCAAGGTCAAGGCCTTCAAAGCGCTCATGGAGGAAGAGCACCGGGGTGTCCGCAATGCCTTCAAGACCATGTACCTGGGCGGCGGTGCCGACATAACCCCGGTCTCGATGTCTTTCGCGGACATGGATTACGCCGTGGTGCAGGGCCGGGCCGAGTCCCGTCTCGCCGCCGCGGCGGGTGTCCCGCCGTCGTGGGTCGGCTTCAGCGAGGGGCTGCAGGGATCGGCGCTGAACGCCGGGAACTTCAACTCGGCCCGCCGCCGGTTCAGTGACGGGACGGCCGTTCACTGGTGGGGCAACGTCGCCGCGTCGTTCGAGCCGCTTCTGGCCGCGCCGCAGGGCGCGAGCCTCTGGTATGACCAGCGGATCCCGTTCATGCGGGCCGACGCGTCCGACCAGGCGGACATCCAGGTGAAGGAGTCGGCGACGATCGCCGCCCTGGTGCGCGAGGGCTTCACGCCGCAGTCCGCGATCGACGCGGTGAAGAACAACGACTGGAGCCTGCTGACCCATACCGGGCTGACCAGCGTCCAGCTCCACCCTCCGGGTGAGAGCGGCACGCCGGGCGGCCAGGATCAGGCCGGCGGGGACCAGGGCGTTACGGGCACGCTCGGGCGGTTCACGCCCGATCCGGCCCCGGCATCTAACGGAAACGGGAACGGAGTTCACCGATGACCCGAGCGGCCCGGCGCGGGGAGCGCCGTGACGGCAACGGCTGGTACCGGATCACCAACAGCGCCGACGGCCCCTCCACGATCCTGATCTACGACGAGATCGGGTTCTGGGGCGTCACCGCGAGTGACTTCATACGCGACATCAGCAGCGTCAACGGGCCGGTGGACGTGCACATCAACTCCCCGGGCGGGGACGTGTTCGACGCCTATGCGATCTACAACGCGCTGGCCGCCCGGCCGGGAGTGAGGACGATCGTCGACGCGCTGGCAGCCTCGTCGGCGTCGGTGATCGCGATGGCCGGCGAGGAGCGCCTGATGGCGCCGATGTCGCAGATGATGATCCACGAGGCGTGGGCGGTGAGCGACGGCGATTCCGACAGCCTGCGGCACATGGCGGACCGGCTCGACACGGTTTCCGGGCAGATCGCCGAGGTGTACGCGGTCACTGCCGGAGGGGATGCCGCGCAGTTCCGGGACATGATGCGGGACGAGACGTGGTTCACCCCGCAGCAGGCCCTGGATGCCGGGCTGATCACCGGTATCGCCGCGAGCGCGCGGGAGCCGGCGACCGCGGCGCGGGCGTCCGGCCGGGCCCCGGCCGGCGCGGTGGTGGGCTCGGCCCCGTCCGGTGACGGCGACTCCGCGGATCCTGGCGTGACGGCGCTGTGCCGGCACTTCGGGTTCACGCCGGAGCAGGTGGCGGAGATGGACGAGGCGGCGCGTGCCCTGCTTCTCGCCAGCCTCGGGGACAGTCCCGCGGGCGCGGCGGATCCGCAGGACGCGAAGGCGGACGACAGCGCGTGGGACGCGGGCAAGGCGTGGGGCAACGCATCGGATGCCGACGACAAGGCGGCCTTCTACAACGGGATCTGCGCGGGAAAGAAGGCCGGCGACCCGAACACGCAGGCTGCGCACGCGCTGCCGCATCACTACCACCCGAGCGACCCGCCCAATGTGACGGGCACCCGGAACGCGCTCGGCCGCCTGCCGCAGACGGACGGGCTGACGAACGAGGCGCAGGCGAAGGCGCACCTCGAGGCCCACATGAAGGCCATCAACCCGGACTACGAGCCCGGGAACAGAGACAGCGCGCAGGTCAGCGCTGCGCACACGAGTTCCGCGGTGCCCCAGGTGCCCGGTGACCAGTCCCGGCGACCGTTCGCCGGCGACGGACGGCCAGCCGCAGCGGCGGCCGGCAGCACAGGAAGGGAAACAGATATGTCCTCAGAGGACCAGGGAGTCCTGACCGTTGAGGGCCGCCGCGCCCGCATCGAGGAGATCAAGAGTGTCCTGCGCGACATGGCCCGCGACTACGCGGGGCAGGTCATGCCGAAGGACACCGAGGCCGACTGGGATCGGCTGATCACCGAGAAGGACGACCACATCGCGGCCGTGGCGGCTCACGACCGCCGGGCGGCTCAGCTTGCCGCGATGGAGGCCGGCGACGGCGACGGGTCGCACGACCGGCCGTTCGCCGGGGAGGTCGCGGGCCGGGCGGGTACGTTCGGTGCCCCGGCCGTCCACATCCGGCCGGACAACATCTACGACATCGCCGACATCCGGCAGAAGGCCAAGCGGGACAGCGACCTGCCGGGCCTGTACCGGGACTACGCGATGCGCGCGGTCGAGGCGGCCCGGTTCCCGGGCAGCAACCGGGAGACCGCGCAGACCAACGTGTCCCGGCTGCTCGACTCGGTTCCCGACGACAAGACCGGCTGGCTGGCCCGCCGGATCCTGAACACCGGCAACCCGTCCTACAAGCGGGTGTTCGGCCGGGCCATGTCGGCCGGCAACCCCGGTGCGCTGGGGGCGCACGACGGCCAGGTGCTCGCGCTCGGCGAGTCCGACACCGGGGCCTACGCGGTTCCGTTCGAGCTGGACCCGACGATCATCCTCACCAGCGACGGCGTGATCAACCCGCTGCGCCAGATCGCGCGGGTGGAGCAGATCACGGGCAAGGAGTATGACCTGGTCAGCTCCGCCGGGGTGACCGTTTCCTGGGCGTCGGAATTCGACGAGGCGACGAACAACGCGCCGACCCTCACCCAGCCGACGATCAAGCCGGAGAAGGTGCACGGGTTCATCCCGTTCAGCGTCGAGATCGAGCAGGACTGGACGGGCCTGCAGTCGGAGATGATGCGGCTGCTGGCCGACGCGAAGGACGTCGCCGAGGCGACGAACGTGAACGGCTTCGTGCTCGGCGACGGCACCGCCCCGCACGCCAGCGGCCTGATCTCTACCCTGGGCGCCTCCAGCGTGGTCACGGCCGCCGGCACGGGGTCGTTCAGCGTGGATGACGTGTACAAGGTCAAGAACTCCGTGCCGCCCCGGTTCCGGGCCCGCGGCAGCTTCCTGGCCGAGGCCGGCATCTACGACAAGGTGCGCCAGTTCGGCACCGGGACGATGGCCAACGTGTGGGTCGACCTGGGCGGAGAGAACCCGCCCAAGCTGATCGGCTACCCGGCGCGGGAACTGTCCGCCATGGCCGACACCGTGGCCACCGGGAACAAGATCATGATGTTCGGGGACTACAAGCAGTTCCTGATCGTCGACCGGCTGGGCATGAACACGGAGCTGGTGCCGCACGTCTTCGGCCCGGCAAACCGGTACCCGACCGGCACCCGCGGCTACTACTGCTGGTGGCGGACCAACTCGGTGATCCTGACCTCGAAGGCCTTCGGGCTGCTGAAGGTCGGCTGACCGGGTCACCTGGGACGATGCGCCTGCTCGTCCATTCCCCGGGCGTCAACCCGACGGGCTACGGCCAGCAGACGGCACTGTGGGTGCCGCTGCTGGCCAGCCTCGGGCACGAGGTGGCGATCAGCGCCTACCACGGCGTCCGCACCGGCATGGGCGAGTGGAACGGGCACACCGTCTACCCGTCCGGGGCGGACATCCACGGCGCTGACGTGCTGCCGCACCACGCCCGGCACTTCGGCGCCGACCTGGTGATCGCTCTCATGGACGCCTGGGCGCTGGACCTGCCCCCGGACCACGGGCTGCCGCTGGCATGGTGGATGCCGGTCGACTGCGACGGCGGCGGCGGCCTTCAGGAGCGCGGCCTCGGCCTGCCCGACCATGTGCGGCTGACCGCGTGCGGCGGCGTCCCGGTCGCGATGTCCCGGCACGGCGAGGCCATGCTCCGCCGCGCCGGGCACGATCCGCTGTACGTCCCGCACGGCGTCGACACGACGGTGTGGAAACCCCCGGAGGACCGTGAGGCGATCCGGAGGGCCCTCGGCATCGACGATGCGTTCGTGATCGGGATCAACGCGGCCAACGTCGACAAGACCCGCAAGGGCTGGCCGGAGCAGCTGGCCGCCTTCGCGAAGCTGCACCGCCGGCACCCGGACACGGTCCTCGTCGCCCACACGCTGAAGAAGGTGCCCGGCGGCCTCAACCTGCCGGAGATCGCCCGCGATCTCGGCATCGACGGCGCAGTCCGGTGGAGCGACCAGTACCTGCTCAGCGCCGGCCTGATCACGCCGGAGATGCTGGCCGCCACCACGGGGGCCTGGGACCTGTACTCGGGCTGCTCGTACGCCGAGGGGTTCGGGCTTCCGGTCCTGGAAGCGCAAGCCTGCGGCGTCCCGGCCGTCGTCACGGACGGGTCGGCGATGGCCGAGGTGGGCGCCGGGTGGAAGGTGCCCGGAGAGCCGTCCTGGGCGCAGAATCATGCCGCCTGGTGGCGCAAGCCGTCCATCGACGGCATCTGCCGGGCATACGAGAAGGCGTACGAGCGCGGCGCATCCTATCAGGCGAAGAAGGCGAAGGCCCGCGAGCACGCGCTGGGCTACGACGCCCAGCGGGTGCTGACCGAATTCTGGAAGCCCGCCCTAGAAGAACTGGCGGCCCGGCTGTGCCCGGCCCGGTGACCTCAGCGAAAGGAACCCCGATGGCAGCAGGCGACATCTACGTGGCCTCCACGGCGGGCGCCGTGAACCTGGACGGCACCGTGTACATGATCGAGCAGGGGACTACGACAGTCCGCGAAGGCCACCCGCTGCTGGCGGCGGCCAGGCACATGTTCGCGCCCATGGCGGTTACCTATGAGGCGCCCGGCCAGGGGGCTTCCGGTGCTCCCGCTAAGACGCCAGAGCCGGAGCAGCAGCGCGAGGAAAGCGACACCCCGGCCAAGCCGTCCGCGCCGGTGCGCAAGGGACCGCGCGGGCAGGGGAGCTGACCGCATGATCGACCTCGGCGATACCGTCCAGGCCGGGCCGTTCCGCGTGGCCGACGCGGACGGGAACCCGGTCAACGCGCAGACGGTCACGCTGACGGTCACGCAGCCGGACGGCACCACCGTGCAGACCGCGGTCCCGAACCCGCCCGCCGTCATCGGCTCGTACACGGCCGAGTTCACGCCGGTAATGGCGGGCCGGCATGTCCTGCAGTGGCTCGCGCAGGATCCGGCCGCCGCGTACGCGGACGTGCTCGAGGTCGCCGACGACGCCGCGCTGCCGTCGATCGTGTCGCTGGCCGACGCGAAGCAGTTCCTCGGCATCGACGCCGCGGACACGTCCGAGGACGGCGAACTGCGCGCGTGGCTCGCGGGGACGACGGAGGTCGTCGAGCGGGTGAAGAACGAGGTGATCGCCGCCCGGCAGTTCACCGTCACGGACTGGAACCCGCACCCCGGCCGGCTGCGGCTGTGGAAGGTGCCGGTGATCTCCCTTGACTCCCTGGCCTCTGCCGACGGCATGAGGACGTGGAGTGTGACCAGCGACGTGCGGGCCGACCCCGAAACCGGGCTGGTGCGGCTGCTGCGCGGTCCGTCGCTGTGCGGCGACATCACCGCCACGTATACGGCCGGGTACCGGGTGACCCCGTACCACATCCAGCAGGGCGCGCTGGTGCTGCTGCAGCACGTGTGGGAGACGCAGCGGGGCCCGGGCGTCATCGGCGGCGGCGTGATCGGCCCGGAAGAGGCCGGGGACTACAAGCAGATGTTCATGCTGCCGAGAAAAGTCAGGGAGTGGCTGGGCGAGCCGCGCCCGGCGGTGGCGTGATGGCGTGGGCGTCAACCGTCCCGGCCGCGATTACCGGCCTGCTTGCCGCGCTGAAGGCGTCGCCCGCG